TTAAGGGTTTATGTCAAACAAGCGCCGTTGCAGCTCACACTGGAATAGGAATTCCAGCCCTTCCAAGTGGCGGCGGGCTTCAGACACGCTATTCCCCCAGCAATATAGGCCATGACCGCGTACTAAAAAACCATAACGCAGTGGGTGGTTATCCGCCAACGTGGCAATCCGTTGTGTCAGCGCAGAGATATCCTGATCATTATCGAAAATAGGGATTATCACGGTATCAAGATGGCTGCGCTGCCCTGATAGCGATTTCTGCATCTCATAACCTTGCAATACCAGCTCATGGCTGCGCTCTACCCGTGACAGTACTGTGGCATTGACCGAGTGAGTATGTAAAACCGCATTGATTTCAGGATACAGACGATAAAGTAAGGTATGTAAGCCAGTCTCTGCCGACGGAGTTCTGCCGCTAGGCACATGATTATTAGCCGTTTCCACCAGCAAAAAGTCATCTGCAGTTAGGCTGCCTTTATCTTTACCAGATTCCGTCACCAAACATTGTGTTGAGTCCAGACGCAGGGACATATTGCCGCCGGTCGCCGGGCACCAGCCCTTCTCTCCGATCCAGTGGCAGGCGGCTAACAGTGCGCCGAGTTGTACATTTTCTGTCATTGCATATCCCTGTTGTGATGTTGGTGTGCCATGGCATGTTGCCACCGCTATCAGCCAGACAAATTATTGTTAGCACAATTTCATCTATGCTTAGCAAATTACGTCATTTAGCCGTTTAAACATCTAAGCGTCTTGATTGCCAAATCTTAACATCGTGTTATGGTGAAATGAAGGGAGATTTAAAGGGTTATTCTGAGTTGATGTGAGTAAAACAAAGCCTTGCCGCAAGCGAACTCAATGCACTTAGTGATAATGAGCTATCTTGCGGCAATTTTTTGCCCCATTTTTGCCCCATTACCTACACCCCACCTCAATAGGCATCCCTGCCAGAGAATCAACTCACTTAAGCATTTGTCGGAGTTACCAACCCCTGCTGCATATACTCAGGTAAAGAATGATAATAATTAGCATAGCGCTCATCACTTGAATCTATTTCTGCATAAAACGGATGGTCCTCAATACTCTGAGGTGATGCAAAAATGGATTTTATTTCTGTTTGATTCGCGTCTGTAAATTCAATATGTAATTTCACTATCTCCCCCTAAAATTCATACGAACTGATATTTATTGTCCCAGAAACCGCCACCGCATTTGATGTTTGCAGGGTATAGTAAAGAGTGCTTGGGGTTACCAATACCAGGCTGAAACTAGAAGATGAATCCATACCTCCGCTTGATGACCCACCTATAATTGACTGTTGATAGCCTGACATATTTGAATCACAACCTACAGCTAAAATCACAACGTTAACTGCCGCTGCATTACTATGAACAATAAGAGAACCTGCGATTGTCACAGCGTTCAAAGGTGCATTACCTACTAGTGATAGTAATTGTACGGTTGGAGTCCCAGGTGTTGATGTCGAGCCATTAAATACCTGAATTCTGGCAAATGACACTTGCCGCCTGATTTGATTACCCACCACGAATTTACTCGCCAATATTCCCCACACCGAAACTAACGCAGATGCAGTGTAACCGGCTGGCATGACCCCAGCACAAATCTCAGGCGCAGCTACTGACGTCGCATTTACAGCAAGCAGTGCTGATGCTTGAGTGGTCGGGTTATAAATCGCATACAGCGCTACAAATCCAGTTGCCGGAACCGTGCCAGTATCCATGCCTCCCGCACCGGTTGTTGCTAGGTTAATCGTCTTGCTGAAGCCACTAAGTTTGTACTGAAGCCCACCCAAAGCGGTTTGCACGATTAATTCATCCGCGGTGAATGTTGCCGTCGCAGATGCGGCTGTAACACTCATTTTTGCATTGCGCGATGCGCCAACAACGCCTGTTAATTGAGGTAGGTGGGCCACATCACTTAATCCAAGGTTTTCGAGGCCATTTTTAGTTGTTAATACCGGGGTCCATTTCACCGACGGTGGAGCGCTTCCGACGTTTCCATTAACTAGGGATGAGTATGTTTCACCCGCACGAACACAGATCGAACCGGAATAATACTCCTGAAGAGCATCCCATTCAGGAATTCCCATCTGATGCTGATAAGCGATGAACTGGCTCATCGTATACATTGCAGCGTTGAAGTCTTCCATTGACGGGTTTTCAGATGGGCCGACGAAGCCCCACCCACGCAGGAATGCGCTTGTAATCTGCGATGTAAGGTCATTTGCCTGACTCGTCTCACCGAATAAAGTCCTTTCCGCCCCCTGGGCAGCAGAGCCAAATGCCTGCAAATTTCCTGTATAGCGCTCAATTTTAGACATGAATTTTCCTCGAAAAAAAACCGCCTTGGTAGGCGGCATTAAATTTGCTGGCAAACCCTCTGGCTGCTGGGTTTCTTGAGAAACCAAACGTCATACCGGAGGTTACCTGATAGTAATAATCATATCGAACACCAGCTGGCTTAGGCAGTAAATCGAGCCTAACGATAAGGCGCAACTCATCTTGTGAAACTTTGGGTGATATATTTAACGCAAGCGTCATATCCTTTCTGTCAGTGACATACGCCTCGCCATTGAAGGCGGCCTGAATAACCTCCTGTAAGCTAACGCGGTCATCAGATGAGACAGTTGATGAAGCTGCATTTTTGGCAATCTTCACTTTCAAAAACCTGCGATACTCATTATCGCCTAACTGGTAGTCACCGTATGCCGGTGAGAACTTACTGAAGAATGGTGCGCCAATGAAAGTCGCATTAGATTTACTGGCAAATCCGGCCGAATTGTCGTGACCTTCGAATCCAAAAAACAGTTTTGCAATCACTGCGGGTACGCTTCTCGGCAAACCCACAATCCTGCCTATAACATCGAGTCGATATCCAGTTACCTTATCAATGTCAAAGTTGGCAGGGTTACGCATGAAGTCTGCAATTATTTGCCACTGTGTCAGCATGGCTTCTATTTCAGAGCGAGACTTCCGCTTTTCCCAATACTGTTTGATGAGCATTAACGTATAGCGATTGATTATGTCGTTATTCATTAAGTCACCTCAGTGATACTGATATTCGCAACATCCAGAGTGAATTTACCCTGAAACCCTGGCGATAATTCAGCATCTGTGAATGTGATGCCATCAATACTAATTTTTAGATTAGTCAGCACATAATTGACACGGCCAGCACCATAGCCATCTGCATAAAATTCGTTGGCGTCAATTTCCTCACCAATATGCATTACACGCTTAGCCAAGGCCTCTTTGAGGGTGTCTAAATCAACGGGATCATTTGTAACTTTGCGCTTGGCGGTTAAATTGATATGCAATGGTTTATAGACTGGACGGTCAAATTGCATGTCGTGAGCTATCTGAAGAGTAGTTCCATCTGGCCTGATAAGAGTTTCAATATAACGACCAATAACGCTTCCCTTCGTTCCTGTCCCACCACCTTTTTGTTTAACCATTACTTCGACTATCTCTGATACTGCCCCTCCCTCCGCGACGAGCCATATAGAATTGGCCGGGATACCTGTCAACACGTCATCAATCTTGGTGTCGTTTTCTCCGACATTCAGATCTGTCACACCAGTCAGTTGCGCTACTTTGGCAAATATTGCGCCGGTGCTTCCGGTTGCTGGGTTTTCAAGAGATCTATTCCGGCGCTGGCGAAACTCTTCTGGTGTTTCTTCATCTCGACCAATAACGGCAACTGCATCAGAAGTTATGCTCAGCACACCCAGTTCAGGGGTTAACTGGGTGAATGTATCAGCAATAAGTCCGGTTACTTTCCCGAAGTCTTGAGCGAAAAACGTCACTGTTGTTGTTCCTGCTGGAATGGTGACATTCTGTCGGACAAACCAAACCTGATTGGACTGGTCTCTGATTTTATACCCGCTGTATAAAAATACGGGTCGATCAGTCGCCACATTTAGATCGCGTTGAGAACGAGATCCGGGACGCAGATAAAGCCCGTGTAATTTAGCGATAATTTGTTGCATATCGCCGGTATTAAAATCAGGATCCATCTGCGAGTAAAGCCACTGAAGTGATGCTTCAATATCCGTTCGCGCCTGCGCTTCGATTGCCACACGCTGACCATCCGGCGACTCTTGGTCTAAATCAATGTCCTGACCGTAGATACCCTTATACGCATCACTTAACGTCTGGAATAAATCCCTGAAAGTGTCTATCTCCAGTCCGTTATTATTAAACTGTAGTGCCATCTTTCAATGCTCCACTTATCGGAAAGTTGATGGTCTGCTCATCAAAAACAGTTTCAATACGCATTTCTATGCCCTGCTCTCGTGTTGTCTTATTCACGACCATCGCTAATTGAACAATGCGCATAACACCATCCGTCGCAAGGGTCACTCGTTCTATTTCACGTAGTATTTCCTGCTCGGTGTTTTTTTCGGACAACAGATAAACCCAATCAATGTTATCCCCCATATTTAATGGATTATCGTTTTTAAATGAGCGAATTCGGCACTTCACTTTTTGAGCAATAGCGCCGCCACCAGTAATATAATTCTGTCGCCCACGCCCAAAGCTCCAATCACTATTTTTATCAAGCGCTGATACAATCATGTTATCCCCGTAATAATGCCGTTGGTTACTGTGATTGTTTTCCCGTCATCACTCCTGAATGAACCACTAACGCCACTCTGCCCATCAGTCAATAAAGATTCATATTGCATCTGTCCCTGAACCACGCATGACTCTAGCGTTGTTATGCCGCCACTCTGGGTAATGTTGCCAGTGAGAACCAAATCACCTTCGTGATCGGTGTTGCCCATCATCATACGGTTGGTAGTCGGAATGGATATTGCCGTGGATAGAGGGTTAACGCCGCATAGTGCGAAACCGTCAGAGTAATCGTGCATCCGCATTTCAAGCGGTGGCACAAAGTCACTACCCGCGTACCAGGCGTCATAGCAGCGCTCTGAGATAAGTACCAGACAGTAATCTCCTGCGGCTATCGGCTCAGCTATATAGCTGCCACTGCCCTGCAATATGACCGGAGGTACTTCGATGAATTCAGGTAGTTGCTTTCCCTCGCCTTTCACAACGCGATTGATAACAGGGATGCAACTGATCGTTTTATCATTTACAGCAGTTATTTTTGCGACAACAATAGTGTGAACATCAGCCAGCGCGAAATCCACGCCAGCGCCGATAGTGTCGTGAAGTTCTTCAATCATAAATTTTTCCAATAAAAAACCCACAGTTAAGTGGGTTGGATTTTGGTATAGGTACTGAATTAATTATTAGTTAATAGTTATCTAGGCTTTTTTAGTTACTGTTTTATATCACTCATGAACCATGCGGATGCATTTGGATTATCAGAAAAAAGAACAGCCGTTGTGACGTTGGATAGTGTCACGGGTATATCCTTTCCAGCACCAATCTCTACATTGTTTGCCAAAATAACGGGGTTCTGTCCTGAATAAACACCGATAAAACTTGCTGTAATGGTTTTATCGGTGTCATTTTTCAAGCTTAGCGACAAAGACACACCTGAAGGAGAGAACCCGCCCGCAATGCTTGGTTTCTTACTTGCCTGCTTAAGACTTTGCTTTAGCTTTGAACCGAATGCCACATAAGCAAAATTATTTTCAGTATCGTGTAATACTCTAATTTGATTCGTCGAATCTGTCACCTTATTGGCTGGCCCATAGGCAATCGGCACAGAAAACAGCGCAAAGCTATTAAATTTCTTTTTAAAGCATTCCTTAAATTCACTATCAGGGATTACTTTCGCTATTTCATTTTTAGCATCAACTAATCCTCTTGATGGCTGCCGAGAATCTTCATAGCTATTGCACGCAGGAACCTCTACATATAAGTCGGCGGAACTGCTCTGAATCTCACTTCCCAGCAATCCTGACAAGGGTATTGATGCCCCCATGTCAATTTTACAACCACTCAATAACAGCGCAGATGCTGCTACCGCAAACCCCGCAATAATTTTCTTAGTCATATCACCACTCCTTGTAAATGTGGTGGGATATTAACATTGTCAAAAAAACTAGGCACAAAGTAAATTATAAAAATAATGAAATTTGACACCAGTCAACTAACGACTTTATAACTTCCCGCTGACTGACACACGACCTTCTGTGTCCACGCTTGCCCGGTATACTGCCCGCTGGTTTCAATCTGGTAGATTTTGTAAACCCCATTCAATGCGGGGTTAGTCACACTTTCCAGTGAACACAGCCCCCCAATGGTCAGCATCGGATTTAACTTAGTATCGAAGGTAACTTGACCTTTAGACTGTTTAACCAGCGTACTTGAGTCATCGCTATCCTTGCTGGCTGCGCCCGGATCGGTTTTCGGGTTGTTTGTTGCAGGTTTTGCGCTCTTTCCAGAGTCGTTCTGCGCACTTCCCTTTGTTGACTGTGGGGTATTAAGTAGCCCGCTACGGGCGTTCACAACCGGAATATTCCCCGAAGTTACCTCGCTATCTTTCAGAATGTGAACCCGCTCATCTTTAATGAAGAAGCTCTCACCAGGCGATAGCATGTCAGTGATAATTTTACTTGAGCTACCCACAAGCACCTTCGGCCTTATCAACTGTTGTTGGCTCGTTACCGCGCCCTTCTTCGTGTTCGGCATATCTTGGAGAACAGAATCGACAACCTGGTCTTTACCGCGCACCGTGCGCGATGTGAACGAGTTAATGAAGTCGTGCCCACCGTCCTCACATTCAAGGCTTACAACGTGTATCGCCCCTTCTCGCTTCACAGCCCCGCTTTTTACTGACCCTTGAAACACCTGACGCAACTTGCCGTCATACCCGACTTCCAGCCTGACTGGGATGTATTTTTCATCATCCTCAGCTTTGATCAGTTGCAGGCGCGTCGAAGGCTTTAAGCCGTTAACTGAGACGGTCAACTTACCCAGCGATTTCTTATCCACCGACTCAAGAGCCTTGAACGATACCGACATCGGTGGCTCAATAATGACGGCCTGATTCCCGATACCGACAGTTAGCCGGTAGTCACGATAAAAAGTTTCCATTACGGTACGTCTCCCCCTCGAATCTCAATCATTTCTTCCGGTGTTACCATGTAAAGTTCACATCGTCCGCTGGCGAAATCATCTGCGCGGTACGGGTCGATACCGGAGTTATCAGTACAAAGTAAAGCGATGTCAAAAGGCCAGTTCTTATGGCGAAAATGCAGCGCCCCCAGTGACAGTTTTACCCCATCAATGAAATCACCGTTGTATTCCACCCGCATTTTCCACATTTCAACTGTCGGGAGATGGCGAATAGTAATGACGGCCTCACCCCGGTCAAACAGCAGCACATGCCGCTGAATTGGCTCGTCGGTGATGTTTGTTACCAGATCCATTTTCTACCCTCAGGAAAGGAAATCTATTGCAGCGCCCTTTATTGATGTAGCGACTGACTTACTTCTCGTCTTGCCATCACTTGTTTTAGAATTATCAGCCGGGGTCTGTGAGCCTTTATTCGCCACACCTGCCGTCTTTGATTTCGCGGCGGGCGCTGGCGATTTGAAGTGTTGTTCAATCGGTGCGGTAGTGAGTTGGGTAAATGTGATTTTCGTAAAACTAGCTTCAAACTTCGTTTCCATCGTCTGATTATCAGTGCTAATTGTCAGGCCACTTAAAGCCATGTTTTCATGAGTCCGGTAGTCTACTTCGACAGATATAAGCTGCTTGCCGTAGTAAATCGCCTCAATGAAATCAAGGAACTGTTCACGAATACCTTTAGTACCACCGGCTACCGGATTGCCAACCAGACCGAAAAGCTCCGCGCCCTTATCAGCCAGACGCTTAGCCTCTAGTATCTTCTGCTCGGCACGGTCAGCAATCTCATTCATCTTCTGCAACTGCTGCTGAGTCTTGGCGGGGATGTATTCCACTACTTCGCCATACTTTGAATAATCAGGGATCAAACCAAAGGATGAGTTTGGTTTTGCATCCATATACACATCAGCCACTACACCACTAATCTTTATCGTGATAGGGCCGTTAATGATATCGTCCGATGCGTTACTACCATCTTCCAGTACATCAACAGGGACTTGCGAGGGGTAACTGGTGGAGTCATTTACACGGGCAAACATCGAGTAGCCGCCGATCCCCACCTTTTTCACTGTGCTTTTGCCGGACTCCTGGGCAGTGGTAAATCCGTCCATAATTCCCATCACATCCCCCCTCTTCCACTCATTCTGTTAGCATCGCGCATACTTTGCTGCAACCCGTTCGCAGCTGTATTACCCGCCACTACCGGATCGGATGTATTGATGTGTATGGTGTTACTCTGGCTGACGCTTGAATTACTAACGCCGCCACCTGGTGTATATGCCAGATTGCCATTTAACCCAGGGTTACCGTAGGAGATCCCATTCATTCCAGCGCTGCCAGAGTAAGCAGGTAATGACTGTTCTTCATCATCGCCGAGGCCGATAAATGACTTGGCAGAGTTCCATGCGCTTGAGGCCGCATTGCTGATGACGTTACCGATATAGTCGCCGAGGTTTGCGAAAATGTTTTGGGCCCAGTCGATAAATGCCATGAAAGGCTTTTTCAGTAGTTCAACAGTGTTATCGAAAATTTTAACAACGTCTTTCCACGCACCTTCGAAATCACCGGTTAACAACTTCCAGAGTGCGGAAAACATCAGCTTAATATTCTCAACGCCGACCTTAAATGAATCGATGATTAAATCGACCACTTCAAGCACGACGTCTTTAATAGCTAACAGCCCCGGAACGATATCAATCCCCCAGTTATCCATGAAGAAGTCGGCGATTACGCTTTTTCCGCCTTCCATTGCAGTAAGAAGATCATCAATCACCAGAATGATGCCAAGAATGGCAGCAGTGATGAGCACAACGGGTGACATTAGAACCCCCATCACTGTAGCAAGCCCACCAGTGACCAGCCACCATGCTGCAAATGCTATGGTGATGGCTGCGACAATCGGCAAAAAGCGGCGGATCATACCCATTACAGAGAAAATAATTTCACCCAGGTGAGACAATCCGTTTTTGATGAGGTCTTTGTTTGCGGTAAGGAAATCAGTGAAACCATCAACAAGATCTTTAAGCACCGGTACAAATCCAATGGCTACCTGAAATTTGATGCCATCAAATCCCTTTCCTAGATCTTTGAGTGAATTGTTATATGCCGCAAACTGTTCTGCCTGGTCTTGTGTTACTACTCCTAGCGCTGTCGCTTTATCCTGCAAGGCCTCAATCTCATCACCCGTTTTAGAGAGTAACTGCACCATCGAGCGATCAATGCCCATCTTATCCAGAACAGAAAACTTCTCGGCCTGGCTCATGCCATGCAATTTGTCGGCTAATTCGCGGAATATGACATCAGAGGATTTAACTTCACCGTTTAGTCCCTTAAACTGCAACCCCAGACGACTAGCGACATCTTTCGCCTCACCTTCCCCCGTTGATACAAACTCACCAACTCGCTTCGTCATCTCGCCCAGTGAGGATTGCAGGGCATCAACGCTTGAACCATTGACTGATGCGGCATAACCCAGCGTCTGAATGGTTTCAACGGCAATACCCGTTTCTCGCCCGAACTGAATCAGTGGGTCTATAGATTTACTGACCGACGTAACCCATCCGGCGATACCAGCAGCAGACCCAGCAATCGCCGCACCCATACCCGCCAGCAGACCGATAGAGGATTTCAGATTGGCATTGAATGTCTCTTGAGGTGCCAGATCGCCAATGAAGCCAAACTTGGTGATTAGCTCATTAACTATTGCCATTTTTCGTCTTCTCCATCTGATGGTGCTGGATATCAGCGCTGATGTTTTCGAATTCAACCATGTCCAGCAGTTCCGGCGTATCCAACTCAGTGAGTTCTTTATATGAGCCGTACCCGGCCTTTGATAGCGCCAAGTACATGCTCATCTCATCGCTTATGTTCGAGGACTTAACGTAAACTTCTGGACTCCTGGAGCTTCTGAATGTGAGTTCATATTGCTCCCGGCCATAAAAGGAAAACTGATTACCTGCAAAGCAGTGGTGATCAGCATGATGTAATCACCGGCATAACTTTCGAAATGGTCAGGCTGCTTTGAAAGCTGAACGTCGTCGAACAGTACGTAATCAAACATCAGACGTTCGACTTCTTCAAATCGCTCTGTGTCGAGGAATTCCAGAGACTGCCGAGATAGCTCACTGGCTATACCAGTGAAGAATGCAAAGACCTTGCGGCGCTTTTTGTGCGTCATCTTCGCGAAATCGTAGCGGTTGCCGTTAATTTCAGCGTAGCAGTCATCGTAGACGGCCTTGATCATCTCAAGCGCCTTATTCTGTTTTTCTTTAGACATGATGGGCCTTATACGTTGCGACGGATGTTGCGGAATTCGATGGTGTATTCCATCAGCGCGTTAACGTCCTGGTTGTTTTTGGTCTGGGTAGGCTGAGTGGTAATGGATCCAACCTGAAGGTCATAGGTTTCTTTCAGTGCTGCGCCATCTCGAACAAACGACTCTTTTACCGAACCATTGAAAACTACCGGGATATCGGTATTAATCTGCTGGTTAAGCCACACATCATCGTTGGAGAACTTTTGCACGCGCACAACCATTACGGTCACACCAGCATCAACACGTTTAGAAATGGTTACGCCATTCTGTGCGCTGTTTGCACGACTGGTTAGCGGGTTGGTCGGGGTTAGGGTAATGTAATCCCCGGTAGCGATATCTGTGATGATGCGCCCGTTCATCACTACCGTTGCGGTATCTGCGCTGATAACAATCTGAGACATTTACCGCTCCTTATTTATTGAAATTGATGATGATGTCTTCGCTGTGGATGGCCCCGGCATTCTTCACTGCGATTTGCATTACAGGAGACTTGCGCTCCTGGCGGTCAGCGGTGGACTGGTCTTTCAAATCACCAGCCAGCACGTAGAAGCCGTTTTGCTCGATGTTGCGCAAGAACATATCGCGGTCACCGAAGAAGTCAGGAAGCGTCCAGGTGCCGGGGCTGAATACTCCAGCACGCACAAACCCGCGAGTCGTCTTCTCTGCGCAGTCTTCCAGCTGATCAACGCCGTAATAGGTTTGCGGCACCTTAGTCGGCGTGGTTTTTAGAAGATTGAATGAATCAGTCTGCACCGCGTCAACGTAGGCCATCAGGTTGTATACGTTATCCACAAAGTCATTAGAGCCACTAGTCAGGACACAAGGCACGTCTTTGATGGTGGTATAGATATCTAGGCCAACACGCTTGGCCTTGTCGATTTCGGTCTGAGAGTATTCTTCAGCCGGGACATTCAGCGTTTTAAGATGCAGGGTGATTGCAGTTCGCTCACCATTGAAGTTAACGGTATGGGTACGCGCCATATAGCTGATAGCCAGCTTACGGTTGCCAGATTTGCTGTAGAGCATTCGGAAATTGCTCTGGCTAGCGAGTGTGACAGCCCATGCTGGGCTTGCTGGGTTAACCTCAAGCGCACTTTCTCCAGTGAACGTCTCGTACACGATGACGGAGTTGGCCTTCGCCCATGACGCGATTAACGGCACTTGGGCATCGAGAATTTTATCGATGAAGCCAACGCCTTTAACGTTCACCTGCGACTTGATCGCGCTGAGTGCTTCAAGCTGCGATTCGGGTGCGACTGGAGTAGATGCTTTGCCGTTAATTTTTGCAGCACCAGAACCAGCCGCTATAGCCAAAACGTCACCAATGAACGTACCGGCTGATGCAGGTTCAGGGAAGTCAATAATTGAAGCTGCGCCAGTGGTAGGGCTTGTGAAAACAATCCTGGTACCATCAAATGATACATCAGCAACAGCAGGGGTAATCTTTGTCTGAATTTGAGAAACAATATCGGACAGTGTCGCAGCGGTTGATCCATCGATACCGGTGATGTCATGATCGGTGCCATCAATACTGATACTGAATGACCAATCGTCAACCAACCGTAGCGCTGGCATGACTGTGGCTTGTGATATTTCAGCCCCACGCAATACCCCTGCGGTGGCTGGCAGCGTTTCTCCTGCTGCGTTCCAGAAGCCGATAATCAGCGTGCCGCCAGCGGAGATAGGATTTGGCGATGTGCCAAAGAAGGAATTGGAAAAGGCAGCCGTGACAGATGAAGCGCCGAAGTCCTGCTCTACTGCTGCTGGCGACTTGTAAGAACGGTAGCGCTCAGATGTACTCAGCACGCCTGGCTGACTGGTCATGATGGCGCAGACGTTGATGTTATCCCGTGCAGCCGAGCGGCCTTCTTCGAGAAGCGTCACGTTAATGACGTTGTTAATAGATGCCGACATTTACTTGTCCTCTAGAAATTGAAACTGCGGCGTGTCGATACGCAGCGTCTGCACATCGCGAGCCGGGGCGTATTGAACGTTGAAACTCAGGTGTACTCGGTTGCCGTGGGATTGCCCCAGCAACTGACCAACGTCAGTAATGTTTGATACGGACATAATGGTTAGTGCATTCTTGCGGCGTAATTCGTTAGCTAACTGGCTCTCGCTGAGTATCAGGAACGATTCCGCATTTGTGTAGGCGCTATCACCGTAGAACTCCAGCACGATGCTGTGGCTCACTGTGGCGGTGTACGTCATTACCTCTGTATCACCATTGAATCGCTGTCCTCTTGCAAGCACTGACTGCGGAAGGCTGCCATTGACGACGATATAGCTCGTTGCGAAATCAGATGAAATGATGTTTCTGCGGTCGAATTTAATCAGTTGTTCGTCATAATCCAGCAGGTCACGAACGAACAGAGCGACGGCGATAAGGTGTGGTTGGGTTTTTATCATGCTGTTGCGACCAATAGCGGGAGCCTGGTTTCTTCCACAATAGCGGCGCAAAAGCCATAATCCATATAATCAGCTGGCGAGACGACTTTGTAGTCCCGTCCGCCTTTCTCAATGAATTGGCCCGCTTTGATTTTTACTCTAGAATGGATAAGTAAGTACTCTTTAGACCAGTCAAGACTATCCATCGTGAGTGTCTGCTTATTCGCGCTTTGAACCACCGCCAGAATATCCTCAACAACAATCGTTACAGTAGGTTCAAAGTTTATGGTTACTTCCGTTTTAGTTTTTAGCTTAACCGGCTGCTCCCAATCAATAAGGGCGTCGGTCATATCAAGATCCGATAAATCACTCACTACGAACCTCCCATGTAATTACACCGCGCAACTCACCTTTATCAATCAGTATCCCAGATGAACCTTTTGCCTTTTTAGTCGCTTCCTTGATGTCCGGCCACGTTCCATACCCGGCTGTTTCAAAGGCTTTAACGCTGATATTACGGGCGACGACGCCGATAAGGTTTAATGCCTTATCAGCATCCATCTTGCCCGAACCTACCGCTGCAACTCCCCTCTCGATAGCTTGGTTTATTTCGGACTTTTTAAGCGTGAATGGCGCACGAAGAAACGAGCGCTCATCAAGGTCTTCTGTGCCAAACTCATGGGCCGTACCAACCTCAATTACAGATACTCCACCATCGTATTTCTTTCCCGCCACTTTCGAAGCTGGCAGACCAACGGCGACATAATGCGTTTTCATCGCCTGAAGGTTTTTAAGGTACTCAGTGGTTGCCTTTAGCGTTTCTTCTGGAGTCATAACAAATACTCCCCATTGTCATTACCGAATTGCCAACACATGAACGCCTACCAACTTTCGCAACCGGGTGTAGTCCTGCCCGTAGCTACTGATGGCATAACCGTCATGATTTGCACCAAACCCCGCATCAGGTGCCGAATACCCCAAGGACACGCCAGCCACAGCGCGACTGGTAAGTACCTGGGCTGGCTTTCCGTTACTGCTGCCTGATGGAGTTAGCGCACCTGAAACGTAAAGTAAATGAGCCGCTAAAGCATGGTGGCCTTGCTCAAAAAGCTTGCCCCATACCTTGCGGCTCATCTGGTTTTCTGCGTCCTGTAGCGCGATTTCTCTGCGGGTTGGTGCGGTACTGGCGAATTCGGGGTAACGTTCAATAAATTCCATGCTACCCCCTTGGGTTACTGAGGTGAGGACTTGTAATCCACGTAAACAGCGGATTGTGGCTGCTTCCACATTGCCCCACCGAATGCAGAGCGATATCCACACTCGTAGGTCAACAGGTCGCGTGAGCGAACCGCCAGAAGCTCTGGCATGTGAACCTCCATTTCCAGATAATCCGCTTCGTAGGTGTACACCACCATGCGGGTTTTACCTGTCTTGATGCCTACCGCATAATTGCTTGGCACCTTCACGAACGTGATGCTAAAACCATCATTCCCAGATGCCTTGCGCAGCGCTGCCATAATGCGATCCATTGCCGCGATTGGCAGAAGATCAGTGCCAACGATTACCGGGGTCGGGTCGAATTTCTGCATAGCGAGCATGAAATCACTGGCATCCATCGCAATATGCGTAGGCTGAATGCGGTAGCTCGACTTGCGCCATGCAACGTTGTAGGCATCCAGAACCATCTTCACGAACTCATCAGAAGTCATGTCAGCGATAGTTTTGTTACCTGCGTCGGTGATCAACTGGACACCCGTTCCGGTCAGCAACCCTTCCTGCCCCTTCACGCCGCCGTGCCCAACGTACCCGGCGTACTGGATAGTAGCCGTGGCGTTGGCATATAAATCGTCTTGCTTCTTCGACTGCAAGTTAATGCTGAGGCGGGCAATTTTCTCCAGTTCCTGTTGCGTCCAGGTGGCAGCTTTTGCCCACTGCCCCACAGGAGCTTTCATCCACTCGATTTCACTATCAATCGTTTTAAGGCTGTTGGTCTTGTTACCGATAATGCCGTCTTTAACAGATCCCATCACGGTTGACACACCAAAGTCGACGAACTCAAGAGCGAAATCTAAGCCTTCTTTGATTGGCAGCGCTTCACCAATGTTAATTTCTGGCAGTTCTTTTTCCTGCAACTGCATGTCGCGTTCTGTCAGGGCTTCCTGAAGAACTTCTTCAAAATCTACTGAACTCATTGGCATGATTATGCTCCCGCCGTTTGCTGTACATAACCCAAGGTGATAGCCACGCAGTCGTTAGCTGCGCTTACGTCTTCTACCCAGTATCCCAGGTCGATATTTCCAGCGGCCACAGTAGTAACTTTGCCAGCGTTTGCGCCTGTCGCCACGATGTACGCTGGTGCGCCACGAGTGAAGACGGATCCAGACACAGCCAACGCACCCACACAGTCACCATGTGAGAAGTGACCCACATTGACTTGCTTATTAGCCGGTGCTGCGTCTCCGTAAATATCACGAACAACAATCCCGTGAATGCGATCTCCAGCAGCCAGAACCTTAACGCCACCTGCGGGGTTAACAGCCACAAAAGTGCCATATAGTAGTGCTACTTCGGTTAGATTACCTTCGCCCCAAACCTTGTCATTAGAGCTTGAGGCCCGCTTAATAGAACCCGGCTTAATGGTGCCGTCTGCACCGTCCCAGTCAGTGAATCCAAATGCCATGATTATTTACCCCCAAGGCGTTGAGTTGCGGTTTTTGTAGGCGTCGGCTTGCCGTCGTTAAACAGGTGGCTGCCGATTTCACTACGTGGCTTTGATGTGGCCTGGATAGCAGCGTATGCGGCGCGTACTTCGCTGTCCGTCATACCCTTCACCTGTGCATCGTTAAAAGCTCGAGTGCTAACTAGGACAGTAGCGCGAACATCACGCGCAGATTTCGCATCGGTCAGATTTAATTTAGGGAAGCGTGATTTAGCATCGGTCATGGTGGCTTCGGTTTCGCTATCACCCTTCAGTTTCGCTAACTCATCTTCAAGCTCCTTCACCTTCGCTTTCAGGTCGGCATTTTCAGTTTCCAGCGAGGTGATTTTCGCATCCTTATCACCATCAGCAGTCGCGGCTGGATCTGCATCCACAGGTGCGGAGGCAGTGGCACCATCCAGTTGAGCCTTGAGTTCTGCCAACTGTGCCAGTACCTGTTGCGCCTGCGCTGCCGCTTCTTCAGTTCCCTGCCCATTAAGCCCCTCCAGCGCCTTCTCTAATGCGGCAATCATGCCGATCAGCTCTTCCGGCGTAAGGGCTGCGCCTTCTGCATCTTTTAGCTTTTTACCCTTCAGGAAACTGAGGGCATCGGTTAATGTTTTGAACATCGGCTTACCTTTTTTATCGTTTAACTTACATTGGGCGCCGTAACGCCCCTCTGCCACACCCGCGACGTGATTGCCGCGAATATTGATGTGGTAAAACTTACCGTCACGTTCTACAAGCTCAGCAGGTTCATATCCGACAGATACCTCGCGGATCCCTGTCTTCTCCAGCGTTTCGATGGATGCCGAATCAGTCAGATAGACATCGCAAACTATTTCGTCACCATCCATGCGGGTGTTGGCGATATGGCCTGATGCTTTGTCTTTGTGGTCTGTAGCTGTCACCTCACCATCGTCAGGATGGGTCAGTGTGAAAGGCAGTCCGTTGAATGAAGCGAGGGTTTCTGGTTTTGAGAGTTCGTCGAGCGTGCGGATCACTGTGATTTTTTTATTGGCATCGTTGCCGGTCAACCCAATTTCGTGGCCGTAATATTCAATTGGCCCGGCACGGGTTATCGTCGCGGTGGTAATTACGTACCCCTGCGGTGTTCGTTTCCACGTCATTGATTATTCCCATGAAACGTAAGGTAGAGGCAGGCAGCGGCATTGGTGGTCTTCACCAGGCTTGCCGATGAATGCCCCGATGCTGCTGCGCTTCTTCCATGTCTTCCCACCGTCGTCTGAATAGACGGTTGGATCAGAGTATTTGCAGAGCATTCCATTTAGAACGAAATGGCTCTTTCTCTCACGCTCGTCACCGGTTCCGCTCCACTCGTACACGTCAAGCCCTAGCGCATTACTTCGCGCCTCGGTCAGTTCAGCATTAAGTTTTGATGTCTGGTCGCGAGCAATGAACTTAGCTCGGCTAAGCGTGACGTCACCGCGAGCCCGGATGATGTTGATTAGGTTTTCGCTTCTGCCACCTTCGAATAGATTACCGAACACCTTCTCGCCGATATCGTTGATGAAATCCGTCTGAATCGACGTTATCAGCCCAACGTTCTCACGGACGGCATCAGCCATCTTCTCCCTTATCGCCCCGTCACCCAGCATTCCGGTAAGGTCGATACCAAAAGCCTCGCTATAAGTGCGCTGCGTTTGCTCCTTGTTCTGGAAATTGGCGCGACTAACCAACCCGGAAGCAATTCGGCTGGCTATTTCTTCAACCGATATACTGGCGAGTCGTTGCATGATCCGAGATAGCCTGGCGGTGACTGAAAGTGCGGAAGTGTCTGGCGCGTCGGTGAGGGTTGGCCTTTCAAGTTCGTCGATAACCATCTGAGTCATGCTGTTGATGAACTCTGTCAGTCTGTCCCGATACCACACCTCCGCTCTCTTGCTCGGCGTGGGTGGGCGCATTTTACGACGGCGTGGCTTGCGGCGGCCCTGCTTGCGCTCCAGTAGCTGTTGGAGTTCCATAGCTTCCCCATGAATCAGTATTTGACCCAGCGCTGACGATGCCCTGAATTTCCTCTTCGGTTACCGTTTTCAGCACGCCGCGAGCAATCATCTCTCGTATTGCAACTTCTTCAGTCACGATTGATGAGGTAACCAAAGTGTTGAACCCCGTCGCATAAAGTCCGAATCGTGTTGCTTCTTCGGCTTCGTTAATACTGTCGATAGAGGGGTATTCGTAGGTTAGATTTTCGGCGACTGACAACTTGTCCAGAATGAACTGGTCAGCGAAGTCCTGCATCAGCCTAAGCCGTGACTCCTGCATTCCGTTAATGGTTTCGTAATAAGCCTTGTTGTCCTCTTCGCCGCTACTGAAACCGCTAGCAGACTGCCCAAACAGGACTGTTATCGGCCTATCCAGCGCCCCTGCGAGAACGGTTGCCATTTTGGTAATAACGTCAGACAGCCCGGTAAATTGCGCATTTTTCTGCTCGTAACGACCCTGACTTTCTGGTGTTCCGGCATCAATGAGCAACAGCCCAGTTGATGATTTAGTTTCCTTCATCACCCTGGCATACTCTCTAACCTGGCTTTCCTGACCTGCCGCAATCTGATTGTTCATACCGGGAACAAACAGGACATCAACGTTTGCCTCCTGAATTGTGTCACCGGTGCTCAGGATTGCAGTATCGAACGTTTTAATGTGCTCGTATGGGGCTTGCAGGTCAGAGGTGCCGAACTTGGCGCGATCTTTGATGCTGTGCCGACCAAGCTTTGTCCGACAGCAACGTGAGTGGTGAAATTTAAGTTGCTTGCTTCCCACGTCGATCTGATAGGTGAGGGGTTCGCCGAAGTGATCAGACTTAATGTCAGTGATGATATTACTATCAGGCGTGTACTCACCCTTACGGAACACCAAAAACTTAACGATTTCCTCACCCTGTAAATCAACCTCATTCGCTATCTGATTGTCAGCACAATCGGTGATCGCCACGATAAGCGAGTCACCCATCAGTGAGGCCCAACTAAGTGCGTCATTAAACACTTGGCTTAACTTAAGCTCTGATTCAGTATCTTTTATGCCCTGAACCATCGTGCTATCTACGTCGCCAGAAAACTTGCGCGGCAGCTTGAGCATGTCGGCTACTGTTTTATCGATGTACTTTTTCACCACCCATGATTTTTTGTACATCGCGAGCAGCTCTTTATCGGGCACATCTGGTTTGCTACTGCTGTAACGTACTGCGCCTATTTTCTCTCCGAGTGAGGTCATTAAACTAACCAGGCCATCATTAAGACGACCTACAATATTTTTCTTCGTCATTACATGATGTCCAGTGGGCTAAGTGCCTTACGTTGGTATAAATCCCTTAATCCCTGCGTCATTGCGTCAACAACGTCATCATTCGCACCAACGGGGAATGTTGTTATCTCTGCAACTGTCTCGACAATCCAGGGGGCGATATCTTTGTGGGGTAGGAATACGTTTCCGGCTTCCCATACGGCAGTGATGGCGTGTGCTCGAGCAACCTTGCTTCCATCAGGCTCTACAGGAACAAGTCCAGCCACAATGCTTTTCAGGGAGTCAATAACAGCGGGGCCATTAGCTTTATCCTCTACTAGCTTTCTCAAGGCTTTGGGGAATTCATCAGCCATTTGCTTCACGGCCTTGAGGGTCGCAGTAAAGCTCATTCGTGCACGAACTTGGTGTAGCAAGTAAGAGTTAGCGCCCTTCTTGCCCCACACTTGCCCGACAACGTAGTCAGTACCTTCACTGTCCTTAAATGTCATATCCCAGCTATGAATCACCGTATCGAAGCTGGTAGGTAAATCTTTAGGCAGGTAATACTTAATCCATTCATCTTTGAAGATGGAGCCGCCAGCCTGCTTAGGTGACTGCTGATACATCGCAGACCAGAAGTAATCGCCGAGGATAACTTTAGTTTCGAGTAGTTTCTCTTTAGGGTGCAACTCCGGTACCAGCGCTTCACCCCGCTCATTGATGGCAGGGAAAGCCAGCACCTTAGCTCGTGGCGTTATTTCCACCACGCGACCGGATAAATCGTCCGTCGCCCAGCGGGTAGCCATGATTATCTCGCCGCTGTTCTTCGACAGGCGAGTTTTAAACGTGGAAACGTACCAGTTCCAGATTGATTTCTTTGTCGTTGGGCTGAGTGCTTCTTTGGCATTCTTTATCGGGTCATCGATAATACCGAGATCGACTTTCTTGCCCGTCAGCGGCCCTCCAACACCAGCACATACATAAGTGCCTTTGTGATTGGCTATCCCGAACTCATCAGAATTTCGCTTAACAGCTACGCCATCAGCAGGTTTGTTTCCCAGCCATGAATCGGCGAAAAGGTTGCGATATTCTGGCGTGGTCATGATCCGCTGGACATCAGCGTTCATATCCCCTGCGAGATCAGATGAATATGACAGAGCCCCCACGCGCATCTCCGGATATTTTCCGAAGAAATAAGCGGGCAGATAACGCGAGACAATATCTGATTTACCGTGCTGTGGTGGTGCGCCCAGAATCAGTATCGGCCGCACGCCGTTCATCATATCTAGCAGGAACTGATCCAACGCATCGCAAACAGTTTCGGAGAACTTACTGGTGATGTACTCGGGGTTTATGTACTGGATAAACTGATGAAGGCTTAAGCGTGCGTTTCGGCGCTTCTGTAGTTCCTGTGCAGCCTGCTGCTTACTTACCACCGATAATTGCGGCGAGCTGCTCATCAGTCAGTTCCTCCGCGCTTACCAAGTGTTTATGTTCAATTACCCCGCCATCTTTCCCCGTATGCTCAAGCTTGTGTTTGTTGCTGTAAGCATCGCCAACCTCTTTCGCGGCTTGCTCTATGAGCTGGGCGGTCATCGCAAAGTTCTTCATGCTTTCGGCCTTCGTCGCCATGCGATCGAGCGCTCTAAGTCGATAAGCGCGATTGGCGATCGGGATGTCGGATATTTCAGTTTGAAAGCGGGAACGAGTTGAGTTGAAAAGGTCTATCCATTTCTGTCCGAGATTCTTCGCGATGGCCTTTGTCGGGTCGTATGACGACACCTGCTGAAGCGTTAACGTGAGGCTGAATTCTTGTTTCACCTGCGCGACCACTTGCGATGGTGTGTCATAGCAGGCCAAGGCTTGAACTATGAAGGCTTTGACCTCTGGTTTTAGTGCAGCCATTGGCATCCTCCATGACTAACGTAATGTAACTAATCAGGCCAGTTTCAGCAGGCACGTCCCGCACGCCCTGGCAACGTTAAGATGGGCTACCTCCGCAGGTTTGTTTGCCGCATCAATCATTTCCTGTACTTCAATGCTCGCACCATATCTGCGAACTACACCGACAAACTCTTCAACGTCATGTCCGCGCAGTTTCAATGTCGGTTGCCCTTCTTTGTTGAACTTGGGTGCTCTGAATTCGTCCTTTGCATGACTGATGTGATAAAGCTCATGTTCTATCAGTGCGCAGAACTCAAGGTCAGAGCATTGAGCGCAATAATCAGCAGCCAGGGTAATGATGAATGTCGGCACATCACCGAACCATTCGTACATCTGCTGCTCCATTCGGGCCTTTTGCCAGCCACCGGCTCTCATGGCTACCTGTTCAGCTTGACCAAGAACAGTACGACCCTGCTTTTCAAACGCAGATGATGCCCACATAATTTTTATGTCAGCGTCAATTAAGTGCCCGTGGTCGGGATTGTGTAGCTCACCTTCGTCACTGAGTATTTGGCTGTTAACCCACTCAAGAACTTCAGTGGCGGGAACTAATTCAATGTGCGGCCTGAACTCATTGACGAATGACAATGGCGGATATGGCCGCTTCATTTGTGTGTCTGAATTAGCCATAACAGAATATTCCGCTGGTTGGTAAAGTCTCCCACTCGGTAATAGTGAGACCGACATGATTGCAAACATCTATAAGATTCTGTCAAAGGCACTTGTGAGTACCTTTTGCAGAGTTTTATAAATTACGCACATTGCAATTGAATGCCGGTTTCCGGTTCTACTTTGCTTAGCCCAAAGTATCGAGATACCGTCTTACCCGCATCGTTAGCCACGTAGACAGTAGTGCCGGAACTCAGCTCAACGACATCAGTTGTCTTGTCTGGGCGCGTGACGTGCAGGTTACCGCCCTTCGATAATCGGACTTCTGTCGCTTCGTGGATTCGTTCTTCTGACTCTTTGTAGACAAACTTAATCGTTAGCATTCTTCTGTTCCTTCTTCTGGTTTATGTCTGTAATGATTGAGAGCCGTTGTGAAAGTGACTCTCAATTTAAATAGGCTTTGAAAGCCCATTTAGCTATTAGGCCGCCAGCCGGTGTTGTTCTTCGATTAGCGGCGTCTTGTGGTTTCGCTCAAACATCCCCTTCAGCACTTCTTTGCGATGTTCGAACTCCCATCCCATGCTGATGAATACGGTGTTCGCTCGTTGTAGCTCGGTGATGCAATGAATCTGCTCAGTAGTAAGGTAGTCTCGGATAGGCTCTTTCTTGTCTATATCGTTATGCACACGGAACTTAGCTGATGTCATGCCCAGGGTGATTCGATTGATTAAGTCGGCTTCGTTACTGAAATGGTGTGGCGATATGGTTTTCCCCAAAGCCTCGCGCTCATGCTTAATAGCATCAGTCATTGGCTTATATTCGAGACGTGAAGTGTTTCGGTCTAACTTCTTGCTAGCCAGCGCACCGCGCATCCTGAAGAATTCCGATACCAGGCGCTTTTTGAAAGCACGAACGATATCGCTGTTACGCATGTACGTTATCAGCAGAGTGGTTTGCTGCTCATTAAGCAGGGCCACCTCTTGCTTCTGCATACCACCATCTGTTTGAAAGGGTCGCATTTCAAATTCCACCCTTCCGAACTCTTCCAAGTCTGCTTTGTATTTCCTGATGAGCTGAATAACTGGCTTATGGTCTTTCTTAACTCCCTCAGCAATAGCGGCGGAGTTAGTAACCAAATCAAATTTCTTAATTTCGACTAATTGCATGGCGATTACCTTTTTAGAGATGAAGCCTGCCGAAATGGATAGCAGCCCGAAGAGACTCGCCAGTCATGCTGGGATCCACAGGCTTCATTCCTAAACAGGTTCTTCGGTGGGTTATTGCGCTTTCGGTGCGCGGGGTATTGCGGGTACAAAAAAGGCCCAGTCGTTAAACTGAGCCTTCATGTTCTTTGTTCGCGGCTTTGCGACTCCTCTCGGCGTTGCTACACCACTTACGGCTTACCCGTCAGCAAGAATGGCCCAGTGAAACAGGCGATCACCTCCATCGAGAGAAGCTATCTATTCCTTATCGGGGGAATTAGTCTTTCAGGAATTCTTCAGTGGGGAATGACATCTCACCCATCATTAACTCAGCGCCAGTGCTGGTGACGATTACTGTGTGGTGTGGGTGAACGTTTTCAGCCAGCCACTTAATCAATGGCTTTGATGCTTCTTCGAAACTCGCTAGCTTTTTATTGCTGTCGCAGTTGCTGCACCGCTTAGTTATGAGGTGGTCCATTCCTAAGTTGAAGTTACGATAACTAGCTTCAGAAAAGGTTGGGTCATATTCACAAACGTATTTCACTATTGCGGATAGCAAATTTTTGCATTCATCCGTCTTTTCTATTGATTTTGATTTCTGAGTCATGATTTATCCTGTTGGGTTACTTCAGGCACACGTTATTGATATACGCCTGCAAGCCGTTTATTTGGCTGGTTGCAATTCCGATACGCTCTCTGAGACTGAGATAATTTCGTTCAAATTCTGCATCATATCGGGGGCTGGCATCATCAGGGATGCTGGCGGTGCCGGAGGTTTTGGACACTGGCTTTGGACATGTGGCGTTGAGTTGCAACCGCTTAGCGCCATTAGCGATATCAGCACGAAGGCGCTCATTTTCAGATTTGGCATCTGCTAGTTCCTTGGTGTGTTTGATATCAATAGCGGCTACGGCTTGACGCTGAGTTTCTATCTGGTCGAGAGTGGCTTGTTGCTGCTTGGCTACCGTGGTTAACTCAGCTACATCACGGCTTAGTGATTGCGTTCTGTAGTGGTAGTAAGTTAGTCCAAATAGTGAAGCTACCAGCACAGCAATGAGTATTGCCGTTACGCGGCTCATGCTAACGTCCCGCCAGCTTTCACATACTGCTGAATAAGCGGCTCAACTTTATGTTCAAATTGCCCATAACCAGCACCAGGTAGACTGGCCCAAATGTTTGAGCACTTTCTAATGGCTGATTCGATATTACCGGCTTCAATATCCTGCAATGCTTTGCGTTCTCGGATCTGCTGAATAGCAACGGCATCCTGACTGGCAGGGCTAAAATCTTTCAGCCCAAGTTGTTTCTTATACGCATCCCAGTAGCGAGACAGTAATTGGTAGCGACCGGCTGCCGTGGACTTAATGCCAAGGCGCGGCAACTCAACAACCACTCGCGGATGATCCTGATAGCCTGTAAATAACTTTCCACCGACAATCACGTTATATCCGTTATCACTGCCAGCGGTGCGGCTTGTTCCCTCTGACCATGCGAGCATGTCGAGAAAGGCTTTTAAGTTTTTACTGATTTGCATTGCCAGCCCCTGTCTTATTGCCAACGATGCGCTTTAGCACCGATCCGATATAGTCAGTGCCGAGGTAACCAATAAAGACACTTGATACCATCGCCCAACCCTGATCGATGCTGAGCAATACAAAGATGTCTTTCAGGAACCAGGCAATGATTGAGCACATCGCAGCATCAAGCATTCGCTGTGTTCGCCCACCACCCGCATACCACCCGCGCAGTAAAGCCATAACCGCGGCAATTAGCGCGCTAACTAGCTCACCTTTGTGCTCTGCAACCCATGTCACTATCAGTGTCCATACATCCGGGGAGTTGTGCATTTTCATATCCTGCCTCCCCATTGGGGAAATTAATCCCGGCGATTGGTCGGGTTCGTATGCTGTTGTGTAGGGAATACCCCACAGCCGTATCCATTCTTTATAGATGAGGGTGTTTTGAAGATTGGCTGTTTAGGCTGTGGGGTAAATTATTGAAATATTTAAATGAGGGTGCTACTTATTTAATTACTTGTTAATGACTTATCAATTAACCCTTCCCGTGATTGCCATGAAAACCAAATGAAATCTCTGCATCTTTTCTTGCTGAGATTGCTTCATTAATGTCATGAAATCGACCAAGATTTATTTGTTTCTTATTGACCATGATCTGCGAATACCACTTTTTTTTGGACTTGTCCCATGTAACCCCACAGACCCCGCTAGAGTTATCCCTTTGAAGGGATCGGTTTTTACAATTATCCTCATTAGTGACAACTCTAAGATTTTCTATTTTGTTATTGATGCGGTTGTGATCAATGTGGTCAATCTGCATACCTGCTGGTATTGGCCCCATATATATTTCCCATGCAATCCGATGCACTGCGTATGTTTTACAATTAAGACCAACACGCAAATACCCCTCTCCATTGGGGCTTCCTGCCTCTTCACCTAGAAGTACGTTACCTTTTGGTATTTTCCATCTAAGCTTTCCGTCAGTAGGGTTATATATAAAATAATCATTAAAGTTCACGGCATCTTTCTTCATGCGTTTTACCTTTACTTTGAGATGAACCTTTGCCGCAATAGAAATCAGCCCATCGAAGGCTCGCCAGCGCTAACTGACTTCTTCAAAGGTTCATTTCAAAGGGTTCGGATTCGATGTGGTTATGTGCGCATTGCGGTGCGCTGTGATCTGTGTTTTCAGTGATTGACTGTTTTGACGGGAGCTAAATAAAAAAGGCCCACCGAAGTGAGCCTTAAAATTGGTATGCGCGAATGTAGAATGCAAAAAGCCCAAGGCGTTAACCTCGGGCTTCTAATTTTACCGACCTCTCAGCCAGTATGGTTGGAGTTCCAGACCTAAGTCGAAGTGACCAACTCGGCGGTATCTGTGAGTTAGGAGCCGCCGCTTATTCCCTAACTCACCGCTCTTTCGCTTTTTGCTCCCGAGCCTACATGAAATATACACTTTCATTACTTATTTTCAAGTAAAAATGAAAATATATTTATGCGGCAGACTTTATTAGCTCTAACTCAGCCCTTAAATCATCTTGCATAACCATATACACCTTCGCATCAAATAAACTAATGCACCATCTAACTCGATCTGCGCACTGTTTGTTAGTCAACCAGGGTGAAACTTGGTATTGCATATAATTTGCGAGATCTTGCACAGGGTTCCTATCAACATAGTACTTACAGGCAATTACATATATTGGATTGTCAGTTCTAAAAGCTTTAAGAATGGCCTTCTCGACGAAATCAGCTTCATCCTCATCGTTGGCGCGCTGTAACATGTCGCTGATAGTTCGTTTAGGCCATAAAATCGACTGAGCTTTAGTAAGCAGCTCACCCCCCTGATACCCAAGCTTTCTCAAATCATCCATTACTCGGGTAAATCTATCCGTATCTTCAACACTCCATCCAGATATGAATCTCCATATCCCAACCCCATCCACTCCACCACCGTAACCACTACCGCCAAATTCTTCGGCCCATACGCAAAGGATCGCTTTAATCCATCGTTCCTGCATTGGTGTGAGTTTTTTGTATTTACCCAGATAACTCTTTCTTGGAGCTTTTGCCAGTTCCTGCCATGCGGTTGGTTTCACGCTGCCTCCAATTCAGTAATGGATATTGATAAACGCCCACCCTTTTCAATCGGCTGCCGCCTAACCCTGAAATCATCTATCTGCTCATCGTCCTGCATGAATTCCGCATGCACCAGCGAATCAAAGACGGCCTTTTGCAGGTTGTCTAAGTCACGGCGGCGGCGGTCTGGTACGTGTGCTGATATTGATATTTTGAGTCGTGCGGAGGTGTTGATATCGAGGTTTAGCTGTTTGATGGTATCGATTACTGCTTGTCGGTATTTGGTGCCTTTCTCGCTGATGTAGTGCCTTCCCCTCGAGTGTCGCCAGTAGGTGTTAATACTGGGCGGCCAGGGTAGGTCTATGTGATATTCGGTCATATCTTCACCTTATTCTCCGACAGTAGAATTGCCTGTGTCCTAACCATCCCCTCCAGGTGAGCTAGGTGAGCACTCTCGATATCCATGATGTGCGTACGCCGGTCTATTTCGTCATGACACGCAGAGCAGCACCATGCGCCGAAAAGGTCAGGTGGTTTGATTCCGGTACCGCATATTCCCGATAGCCGGTAGTGGGCCAGCACTACAGTTTCGTTATTCCCGTTACAGATACCAGGCAGCCTAACTTGGCACTCGCGGCCTTTAGCCTCTTTGCGTAAGTTCGCCATCTCTTTTCTCCTTCGCTGCTTTATCAATGCATTTCTGATGAGCGTAAATAGAGCCGTCAGTCATTGGTTTGAAACAGAACGCGCAGACTGAGCGCTGTAGTTCAAGCATTCTTTCTACTCCTGAGTCTTAGCCAGCGTTTAGCTAATAACGGATAGATGGCGTCATATGTGGGTATTTCGCTGGCGGGGATTGGGGGTTTAGGCTTGGTTCGAGAGGTCTTGCGGAAGATAAGATTGTCTAGTGCGATCTGTGTCGGGCTACATTGTCGGCTCATTCATGCCGCCTTCCTGATTTATACAGGAAAATCCAATAGGGCCATGTGATACCAATGCAAAACGCCCTTGCATATCCCGCGACTGTTTCCTTACTGCCTTGAATGTCATGAGCCCATTCAGATACAACGCCAGCCATCCAGAAATAAGCTGCGACTAATATCAGAGTAATCATGCTGCCACCTTCCCCTTGTCACCGAACCGGTTGGCCCACTCAATTGCAAGCCGTGATTCATCGCTGAACTTAACGCCATGCGTAGCACCGAAAGCATTGATCAGCTCTATCAAGTCGCGCAGTTCTCCAACGGTCATGCGGCTGGTTGATTGGCCCAGAATGACAAACCCACCTTCCAGACCAGGTGCTGACCTCTGCCCTTTCAGCGATGCGGTGAATATGTGCTTCCAGTCCTCACTGCTGAGCTTCTGACCGTGCCATACAACCTGTTTAGCGATATCGCCAAGCGTGGCCCATAGACGCGCGTTCTGATCTAACGTGCGGGTTCGCTCTTGGATTGTGATCAGGAGTGGTTTATCAGGATTAACAGGGAGTTGGTTTATAAACTGGAGGGCATTTCGCTTGTATTGATCACCGCATAATACGAAGACCTTTTTATCCATTTTCCTTCTCCGGCGCGGCGGATATCATGGCGCGATAAGCATTGCACATATTCACGTCGTCATCCTCGTGGCCGTTGGGCGCGCTATCCCATGCATCTCGCATAGCCTTGGTAAGTTCAGTCGGCACCAGCTTGTATCCATCCGGTGTGTAATAGTGTGTGATAACAGTAGCCTCTGCCCCCAGCAAAGATGGGTCAAAGCCACTGGTATTTGGTGCAACTGCAACCATCGCCTTATAGACGGCATCCACCTTATTTATTCCAGCATCATTGTGAGCTTTCTGACCCGCAGCCCATTGAGAGGGATAGGCGATAATCGGGACAAGCTTCCAACCTTCCGGTATCGCCGGAGAGTTCAACTGTGGGGTGGTGGTCAGAGCTTCCTCAATGAAACATTGAATCTTTGCCTGCAATTGACAGGCACCACCAATATTTGTCTCATTGACCAGCGCCATTATTCCGCGAGCCATGTCGAAAGCGATTTCATCAACAGGCTCAGCCCTCTTTGCAGCTAACGCGATTCGGGCCAGAGACTTGATTTCACCCATTGTTGGACGGAGTGGCTCGCCATCGTGTCCGCGTGCCAACTCTTCCAGTCTCTCTACTGTAAAATTATCAAGCTCTTTCATATCAATGCCTCATGACCTAACCCTGAATCAGTGAACGTTAATACAACTTTTGTCGGGTCAGCCTTTTGTGGTAATTCGTTTGGTTTACAAACAATGAAACCGACGCCAAATTGTTCCGCATCTTGTTGCGACCTCGTTACTACTAACGCGATATCAATTAGAGCGAAAACCTCTTCAATGCTGGGCGCTGTTTCTTGGATTCTGTCCAGAAATGAATTTCTAATTTCTTCCAGTCTCTCTACAGTGAAACTATCTAATGCTTTCATGGGAAAACCTCATCACCTTTAAGGTGGTCAATGAAAATTAATGACTTAGCGTCACTGTCCCAGAAATTACCTTTCCTGTCGGTCATCTGGTACCAAATACCGGGGTTCATTCGTCCAGTGGTTACTTTAGATTTGACGAAATAAGCATTTCGACGTGGATTACCCTCGCCTGCCCACGGATTACGCATTAAGTCACCAAAATAAGGCTTGCGGCCCTCGTTAATTTTCTTGGCTAGTTCATGCATCGCTTTTATTCGGTCATTTAGCTCCATCACTCTCTCCCTTGATTCGAATACCGGCAGTGCGGAGGATGGAGGAACAGTCGTCAATTGCTGCGTTATATCCGGCATTTTGATAATAATCTTCTGCTTGATATTCCGGCAGCTCCACCTCGATGCTTTCTCGTGCAGCTTTCCAGATCCTAAAGCCCCAGCCCATTGCACAACTGTTTCTCAATTCAGCTTGTTCTGGAGCGTTCCACCAAGCTTCAAAGTCAGACTGCGATTTAGTTATGTCCATCATGCGAATGCCTCCAGCTTGCAGCGATCAAACGCCTCTTTCGTAATGCCGGGCTGAATGCAGTTACCGAAAATAACTTCACCATCTAGCGTTAATACCCAGCGCCAGTTTTTGAACATCCGATTTGATATTTCTTTGCACTTTTCACTCGTCAAAACTTTGTCAGGAAATTGCTGGTAGTTATCAAGCAGCCATTCCATAGCATCGGTGTATTGAATGGCGTCGGAATACCTCATTGTGTCCATCATGATTTCCTCGAATTAGCGCCAGTTGGCAGCCTGTTTAGGCTCATTTTCATTAGCAGCAAACCGCCTTGCCGCATCTTCCTGATCCATGCAAACGAAGTGACCGTTCTTCCAACCCATGTAAAACGTTTTTGGCTGGCCTGACCGGTATTTGCCAACAATGATTTCAGCAATGCCACGCATGTTGCTGTGCTCGTTATAAACCTCGTCGCGGTACGGGAAAATAATCACATCAGCGTCTTGCTCTATGGAACTGGAGTCCTTTAGGTCACCTAATCCAGGGCGCTTATCAATACGCGACTCAACACCTCGGTTAAGCTGTGATAGAAGAATTACAGGAACTTTATTGCGGAGGCAGAACTGCTTGAGCTTGCGGGTTATCTCACCGATGGCGATATCATTTCGCTCTGCTTTGGGTTTATTTATCAGCCCGAGATAGTCGATAGCCAGAAAACTAAGGCCGCCGTCCATGTTCATTCGTTCGGCGTGGGCGATAGCTTCATCGACAGTGAATGCCCCATCGATAACGTAGTTGTTCTCGTCTATCAGGGTTCCAGTCGCGGCAGTTAGTTTGGTGTATTGCTCCTGAATCATGTTGATCGGGTTGCGCAATACGCCAACAGACAATCCAGCTCGGTCAGCAACATGGCGCTCAACAACCTGCATTTCTGACATTTCCATTGAAACCAACAGACCTTTCCCCTTCTGCCGGCCGATTGAGTTAGCGATATTAATTGCCAGCTCAGTCTTACCCATGCCCGGCCGACCAGCGATGATGATCAGGTCAGTGCGGTCAAAGCCACCGTACTCGTCGTCCATCGGTTCAATGCCGGTTTTCAGATAGAGTCCAGACTCAGCTCCATGCATTCGCTTTTCCAGCACCTGCATGTAATCGTCCAGCATGTCGCCCACTCGACGAGGCACCTTGTCGTTAGTCTCAAACTGCAAGCGAGATACAATCCCTGACACTTCCGCTATGCACTCGTTGATATTGTGAGAGCCAGCACTGCGCAGGATTTCCGCTGCCCTGATGAATTCAGACTCACCCTTGCGTAGCATCCAACACTGACGAACTCGCTTGGCCCACGCCTTGATGTTTGCCGATGACTTGCATCGAGATGAGACGGTCAACACCATGCCTTTAGTGCCAGCAGGGACGGCCTCTTGAATGGTGAACGGGTCTATGGGTTCGCACTTGCTCAGTAGCGCGGATATCACTGAATACATGTTGCGTAGGTGGAAGTTCTCAAAGGCTTCAGCGGGAAGCTTGCCAGTGATTTCATGACAGTCGATGTGATCGCCTTTGATAATCATCGAGCCAATCAACTGCTCTTCAAAATCGTAACTGTCCATGCTAAGCCTCCTGACTAATAACTTGGTCGATAATCCTTTGGGTTAGCGCAGTATCTATCCCATATTTCTTACCAGCCGGATTTTCACCCATCGCAAACGAGCTTGGCGTATAACCGAACTCTATGTAGCCATTGATAAACGTGTCCATATCTCGCGGAATGCGCTTTGTTTCTTTGCAATGCTTAAGGTGGGATTCATACAGGCGTTTAAGCCCTTTCTCGGTAGTGGTGCTAATGCTTACTATGCGGGGCAATCCGTGCTTATTGGCTTTGCAGTTCCATGTTTCTTTGAAGCGCTCACGGTCGAATGTGAACTTTGACGATGCTGGCTGTTTGGTTTTTGATTTATCCTTCTCGACCAAAGTCCCCTCTGGGGATTTAGGGGTAGTTTCTTTTTTCTTTTGAAGAGTTTCTTTTGTGTTTAGCTGAGTTGGCGAATGGTGATTAGCTACTTTGGCTAAGGTTTTATTAGCTGACTTGGCTAATGTTTCGCTAACTTGGCTAATATTGAAATTCCAATCAGAAACAACCTTATTTATCCCTATGTGATTGCCTGAAGTGATAATGATTTTCATGGCTATCATTTCATTTTTAGCAGTGCAAACATGCGTGTGGTGTATGCCTGTCATTCCCGCTATCTGTGTATTAGTTATCCGGTCGGTCTTTTTACCGAAACCGTAAGTTTTGCGGATAACAGCGAGAGCGACTTTTAACTGTCTCGCAGTCAAATCAGCACACATAACGGCCTCTAGTAACTCGTTCGCGATCCGGGTATACCCATCATCGGTATCAGCCACGCGACGCTCCACGACCTCCAAGTGAGGTTTTTGGTAGTCAGATATATGCCTAACGACGTTCATCTTTCACCCCTGCTTTAGCTAACCTAAATACTCCAATCAGCCTTTCAGCAAATGACTTGTTAACGGCTGCTGCCATTACCAGTCCATCAGGTGAGTCAGGGTGACGCCGTTCCTCTTCTTGCTTGATAATTCTGCGCTTTCGCATATAATTACCCCTGTGAATTGATCCAGTTAAAAGTTCATAGTGATTTGTTCAGAGTCCCCACCTAGCCGTGGGGATTTTTGTTTTGCGAGCAACAACGCCACTGACTTAGCCAGCCTTGCCATCTCGTCATCGACTACTCCCCATTCCAATACAGCTAAAAGCATTGATATCTTCGGAATGAAGCTTTCTTTCCAGCGTGATATCTGTGACTTATCCACGCCTACAGCGTCAGCAATGTCAGTGACGCCTCGTAATGCAATCTTGTTCAGTAGTTGGCTCTCAATGATTCGAGCCTTGTTGCGTGTGGTTGCACGTTCCATTGCGTACTCTTCCCTTGTTAGATGTTGTTACGTGACAAAGCTGTGAGCTTGTCGCTTTGGTAGTGTTATTTTTTGCGCACCATTGACAGTCAACCTTGACCACGCCGGGCACCCGACCGTATACCGGGTCGTTCGGTTACTAAGTTGTTTGTTAAGCTGCCTTGGTTGCAGCTTGCATGTATCTTTGCGGGTAAAGAATTTGCATCTCAGTAATCATTCCGTCGTAAAAACGAGATAATTTTTCAGCCATCTCCAGAGAGGTAACTTGGGTGCCACGCTCAATTCGACTGAGATTTCCAACATCACACTGAACAGCCAGGGCTACTTCTGCGATTGTCAGTTTTTTCTCTACACGCATTTTCCTAAGAGGTGTATGCATATTACGCTCCTTTTAATTGCGCTATACGCATATTACTACGCAAATTTGATTTGCGCAATGCGCTTTGCGTGACGCGCTAATTGGTGAAAGAATTAGGTTATGGAAAACGATAAAAAACCCAAAGTCGACCCTACGGTTGGTCGTAACATTCGACACTTGCGGCTTAAAGCAGGTATGAACCTTTCCGAATTGGCTACTGAAATAGGTAGTGACGTCGGCAATATCTCTCGCCTTGAAAGAGGCTTGCAGGGATATAGCGACGAGATGATTAGAAAGATCGCCGATTTCCTAAAGCATCCAGTTTCTGATTTATTCAATCCTGATTTACCGTTCAAAAATGTTTCTGTTAACTCAGAAATTCAACCTGCCAGACTAAAAACGGTGGTGTGGGAGGATAGCGATCAGGATTCGGAGGAATTCGTGGAAATACCGCTACTAGACATTGATTTTTCAGCCGGTGATGGCTGTTATGAAATAGTAGAAAAAGAAGAGTTCGCTTTGGTTTTCCGCAGATATTACCTGCATAAGCTTGGAATTTCAGCAGCCGCCGCCAGACTGGTAAGGGTTTCTGGGAATAGCATGGAACCTAAATTATCAGATGGGGATGTGGTTGGTATTAATACTGACGACACCAGAATCAGAGATGGAAAGGCTTATGGAATAAGGCATGGGGATTTATTAAGAGTTAAATACCTAATTGACCAGCCGGATGGCGGCGTTGTGATTCGCTCGATGAATAGAGATGAATTCAAGGATGAGATTCTGACGAGAGAAGAAAAAAACCAACAGTTAACTATTTTAGGTAGGGTTTTCTGGTCGTCTTCCACCTGGTAATAAACACCACATCATCATAAACCGGCCTTGAGCCGGTTTTTTTGTGTCAAAAATCCATCATTTCCCCCTTCACGCATAAATTATAAAAAAATAATTATCCTTTAAAGTCATTAATTTGCGCAATTTGCGTGATTTATTAGTTATTATGCGCTTGACGCATTTGCGTAATGCGCATAAATTAAGTCCATCAACACGGCAGGACGCCAACTAAGCAACACGCACAGAGGTGAGCGATGTAATCACTTCCGGCCCCGAGAGGGATCGACCGCTAAGTGTTCTTTAAAGGAGAAGTGAATTTATACCCTGTCGCTGTCAGTTAGAGGCGGCAGTAATAAGTTCTCTAAACGAGAGGTGAGTATGAAGAATGAAATTCGCTGTCCGGTGTGTGGGTTGAACTTCAATCCAAGGATACCGCTTATGCACATCGAGAAGCACCACAAGGGCGCGAAAGATTGTGACCTAGCAAAGATAAGGGATGCGCGTCGTAAATGCTTCACGGAGCCTACAGCAAAGAAGTCTGGCGGTAAGACCTGTTTACCACAGGTAGCTAAGTTTGCAGCAGGCTTCCGTAAGGTTCGTGAAGATTGCTATCACGTTATTAAGGGGTGAGGGATGGCAGTTAAGCCTAACGCAGTATTAATAACGTCAATTAACAGCAATTTGCACTCAGAAGAAGGCCTGCGCAAGCAGAGAATAATGGTGGTTCATGCCATTAATGCATGGTCGCCGGGCGGATATTGTCACGCAGAGAAAATGCACATCAAAGGCTACTGCGAAGAGCAAAAGGCTTACTTCGATGAGGCGCTAACCCTGATTGATAAACATCTTAAAAAATTCAGAGGCCCTAAAAATGACTAACCCTATAACGCTTGGTTACTCGCCACTTATCGGAAAGATTTATGCAGGACGCAGCAAGCCAGCCAAAGGAATGGCAGAGGGTGTACGAATTTTCACGGCAGATAAGTTTGATGTTACCGACCAAGCAATCGGCATCGTCGCTGACAAGCTGGCCCATGATGGCAAGCCGATTAAATGGATATATGCAGACGGTCGAGTAATGACGCTGAGCGTTGTGATTACTGAACCGGAACAAGAAGCCCACCACATAGTTAAGGGGTAAGAGAATGGAACTTAATAAATTACTTCAAGAAGTTCAGTCCATAAATCACCGACTAGACCGAGTTAATCATGTCATTAGCCAGCGAGAAAAGTACGGACTTGAATTAGTTATAGCCATAGGAAACAACATTTCAATTAATGCCACGGCAGACATCGACTTTCTTTATGAAGCATTGCTAACTCAGCGTGAAGTTCTAACCGAAAGAAAGGAAAAACTAAGCGAAGCAGTTGAGGTTGCGCAAAAAGTTGTAGCGGGATTATTAGCAGAGTAGCAGTTGGGTCGCATAACGCGGCCTTTTTTATTGGCGGGTAAATGAGGAATGAATGATGACGTACAAGCTAAATCAAAAAATAAAGAATCACATTGCCGATATGGCAACTCGCAACAAACATAAAGCAACTTTCGATAAGGTTTTTTCAGCATTCAAAGAGGATGCGTATCAGCAGCTTTATAAGAAATATCAGAATGAATTATTTGAGGGTGTTGACCCGATTGTTTTGAAAGCCTGCGATAAAACTGACCAAATCGATTTATACAACGACCGAATCGACGTTAGCGCTATATCAACAGCAATGCAGCTTCGCTCAGGCGAGTTAGCGCGTTTTGGTATCGATCATCATGTGTACGGAAAAAGTTATGCATGTTACGCCAGCGACCTATCTGATAAGGCGGCGCTTAAAAAGTTGATGGCGACAGTAAAAACAATAACCCAATTCAGAAGTGATTTGCTATCTGCTATGGCCCACTTCAAATCCGGTGAAAAGATGGTTGCCGCACTGCCGTGGACTGACAAGTTTTACCCAGAAGAAGATAAAACACCTACCTGCAACATCGTGCCGGTCTCTGTAATAGAACATGCCAATAGCTTGATGGGAATTAACCCCCAGTGACCTTACCCCTGCCACTTAACCGGTGGCAGCAATAAGACCACTGAAACAAACAACGAGCTGCTTATGCGGCTTTTTTTGTACCTAAAATCGAGGTAATCAATGAACCTGACCGATTTAAACAAAATCCTTGGCGAGCATAAAATCTGGGTTGAGTCGTACAGAGAAAACGGATCCAGAGCCAACCTGTGCGGTGCCGACCTGTGCGGTGCCGACCTGTGCGGTGCCGACCTGCGCGGTGCCGACCTGTGCGGTGCCGACCTGCGCGGTGCCAACCTGCGCGGTGCCAACCTGCCTGATCGCACTTACGTCATTGTGGGTGAGAAATATTATCTGCAAATTAGTAACGGTGAGAATGTTCGGGCCGGGTGCCAAAACCACACAGCTGAAGAATGGCGCAAATTCAGTAAGCGCGATATTGCGAATATGGACGGCAAGACAGCGCTTAAGTTCTACCCTCGCCTGTTAGACATCATCGACTTCTATCTCGGCAAAGGTGAGCGTCCTGAGTGGCTTAATGAGCCAGATGAAGAAGTAGAAGCGGCTTAAGACCACTAGATGAGGTGATGTATGACAGGAAAATACACGGCAGGGCCATGGGAATCAGGTCCTCATTGGGAAATAAATAGCGAGGGAAGATTGATCGCTCTCGTTATGCCAACTGAAGTCGATGTTATCCAAGCTAAATATAATTTGAAGCTAATGAGAGCAGCACCAGAACTACTTGAAGCACTGAAAGCTGTTGTTGCAATAGCAGACCGCGACACTGATGTTTTTAATGCAGCAAAAGCAGCCATTGCTAAGGCAACTGGAGTGGACGCAATGATTAAGGCGAGAGGGTGAGATATGAAGCACTACTACATGGTTTTGGATTCGAGAGCGCAAGTTGATAGCGATAGCGCTGTTGTTCTTGAATGCCTTGGTAATCATCGTCCATCAATGAAAAGCTTGAGCAAAGACTGGGGGCAGCAAGGCGCTGTGCTCGTGAAATATAACCAATCTGGCAATGAGTTAACGAACGAAGAAATAGTCGCCGTTATACCTTAACCCTCCCCACCACCACCAATCCCCAGAGTAAATAACTGACCATCGTCGGTGTTTTGCTGTGGGCTAAACACAAGGAAATGAGCATGGCAGACGAAAACACCGGCTTGGTGGTAATCGACATTAAGCCTGAATCCTACCCGACACTGTACGTCACGAACGGCCTTAATCAATACCTCGACCAAATTCGGCAGGCGGTTAATGAAGTTCCAGATGTAACGACTGCAAAAGGCCGCGCACGGATAGCGTCACTTGCAGCTAGTGCATCACGCAGCAAGACAGCAATCGAAAAACCGGGCCGTGAGTACCTTCGCCACCTGAAAGAGCAGCCGAAAATCATTGAGGCTGAACTTCGTAGATTTGTCATTGAATGCGATGAAATACGCGACGAAACGCGCCGACCACTGACTGAGTGGGAAGCCGAACAGGACCGGTTAAAGCAGGAAGCTGAAGCCAAGAAGAAAGCTGAACAGTTGGCGGCTGAAATTGAAGTGGCCCATGAAATGGCCCTGCTGATGAATGACGCTTTTGACCGTGCTCAGGCCGATAAGAAGGCTGAATATGAACGCTTACAGAAAGAGCGTGACGACCGGATTGCAGCAGAGGTTGCCGCCAAGGTTAAGCGGGATGCTGACCTAGCGGCACAACAAGAGCGTGAAGCATCAGCGCGCCGTGAAGCTGAGTTGAAGCTTCAGGCAGAACAAGCAGAGCGTGACCGTGTTGCATTGGTTCTTAATGCTGAGCAAGACAAGAAAGATGCAATCGCCAAGGCTGAGCGCGAGAAGCAGGACGCTATCGCAGCCGAGCAACTTAAAGCACAGCAGGAAGCTGAGAGAGTTCAACGTGAAGCTAAGCAGAAAGAAGATGCTCGGCTGGCTGAAGAGAAACGTGTTGCTGATGAAGCTGCGAAAAAGGCTGCTGACAAGGCCCACCAAGCCGAAGTTAACAATGCTGCCATTGCCGTACTAACCAGCGCTGGAATTGACGCTGAGTGCGCCAAGGCTTGCGTTATTGCCATCGTCAAGAATCAAGTTGCCCAATCGTTTTTAAACCAGCAACCACCTATCCAAATTAACTACTAATCAAAAGGTATCCCTATGCAATACGCCATTGCAGGGTATCCCGCATCGGGATGCTCTACTAACTATTTGACCAAAATTCAGCATTCACCGGCCTACCGCCTCACATCAGCAAGCTTCACTCCCCCGCCACGTAAAAGCCTGCTGGACAAGATAGTCGAGTTTCTACGCACGAAGGGGAATCCGCTATGACATCCACCGACATTGCCGAAGCAAGGAAGCTTTATAGCTCATTGAACGAGCAAGATTTAGAACAAGCTGGACAAGTCGCAGAGAGGCAGGAAAAGGCACTGCGGGTTCATAACCTAATTAAAACCTTTGAACACCTCCCTGAATTCGACCGTGAAGCTTTCAATATTTTAGTTGATGAGTACGACTTTGAAGGACTAGACGCCGCACTCTACAACGTCCTATTTGAGAATGCCAAATGGCAACAGGCGCTGGAAATACAGCGGAGACTGGCTGAACACGATGAGGCGGCATAATGGCTAGCAATATTGATGTAATTTACGGAACGCTACAGCCACTAGAGCAAGAGTTTCAGGCTGTATGCTCTGAGCCAACGATAGCATTCAAGCGCGAAATGGAATTCGCCATGCAGGTGTTTAGCGGCAATGAATACCTTGCGAAGGTCGCGGCAGGGAATCCGCTATCAACTCGAAGTGCAGTAATGAATGTATCAGCCATTGGAATAACGCTAAACCCCGCCCAAAAGCTCGCTTATTTAGTCCCACGCAAGGGAAAGATTTGTCTCGACATAAGCTATATGGGGTTGATGCATATCGCTCAACAGTCTGGCGCTATCAAGTGGTGCCAGTCAGCAATCGTCAGAAAGAACGATAAGTTTAAACGGGTTGGTATCGACCGAGCGCCAGAGCATGAATTTAACGAGTTTGCTACGGCTGAAGAACGCGGTGAAATGGTCGGTGTTTATTGTGTCGTCAAAACAGATGATGGCGACTACCTGACTAATACCATGCGAATTGCAGATGTCTATGCCATTCGAGACAGATCTGAGGCGTATAAAAGCGGAAAACATTCCCCCTGGTCTACCGATGAAGAACAAATGATCCTAAAAACAGTGGTTAAACAGGCCGCTAAATACTGGCCCCGCCGTGAGCGACTGGATCAAGCCATTGATTACGTTAATACCGAAGGTGGCGAGGGCATTAACTTTGCAGCCGAACGCGGGGTTGAGAAGGATGTAAGCCCCGCCACTGACGAAACACTGAAGGCAATCAACGATGCAATGCTACCCCGTGATGGAACATGGGATACCTTTTTACCTTACCTCTCTAAGCGTTTTAAACGCCCAATCACTGAAGCAAACCAGCTAACAGAGGCTGAAGCAAAAACTGCACTTTCACTACTAACCACTCAGACAACTAAGGCGGCAGCATGATTGATTATGACGTTATCTTGCAGCGCACAGGGATTGACGCAAGAAATCTGGAGCAAGGTAGTGAGGGGTGGAAAGCGTTACGCCTTGGGGTAATTACGGCATCAAGAGCACATTGTGTTATCGCTACAGGACGTGGTGGTAAAGGCTGGGGTGAGAAAAAGAAAGGCTACTTAATGGAATTGGTGGCTGAGGTATGCACAGGGCAATCCCCTGAAGTTTTCGGCAAGCCATTGGAGTGGGGAAATAACCACGAAGATGAGGCAAGAAGCCTATTTGAATTCACCACCGGCAAGCAGGTTTCTACCGTGCCAATTATCTTCAAGGATGAAGGTATGCGCACGGCAGCCAGCCCAGACGGGTTAGTTGATGATGGCAATGGGCTAGAAATTAAATGCCCGTTCACTACGCCAGTTTATTTAGATTTTCGCGTTAATGGTGAAATAAAACCTGAATACATCGCTCAGTGCCAATTCAGCATGTGGGTGACAGGCCGCCAAGGATGGCATTTTGCAAACTACGACCCACGCATGAAGCGAGAGGCAATTCACCATGTCACACTGGATCGTGACGAGGAGATGATGCGCCAGTTCGATGAGCACATTCCTGAATTTATAACAGCAATGGATAGCGTTTTAACCGATTTGGGATTTGTGTTCGGGGAGCAGTGGAGGGCGCAATGATCCACTCTCATGACAACATCACTGTTGGCTGCATAACCCTAGTCTACTCAGAAGTACACCACGGATGGATCACCCCTTACAACGAAGTAATTAAAAACCCATTAAAAGCGCAACGGACTGCTGAGCGGATTAACTCAAATCTGAAATTGTCACTTGCTGCCAACGGACTGGCAGCCTAACCCCCATTACCGGCAGTCAATCTGCTGAGGAATAGTTATGTCTGAAATAAAGCAATATGACACCGAAGTAAGACTTGAGGCCGTGATGGGAACGAACCATTACGGCGTACATATTCATGCAATGACCACGGAAGATTTACACAGCAAGTCAGGCATTGCAGTAGAGCTTGCATGGCGTGATTTGCGGATAGAACAGTTGGCTGGCGAGAATGCAGAGCTTAAAACCAACGCTAGAGATGTTGCCATAAATGCAGCAAACAACATCGCATACGCAATCTTTAACCTCTCCGGCAAGACGTTAGACGACCTAAAGCAGGGTGTCAGCGAGACCACATGCCCAACTGATTCAGCATTAATAGCTGAACGTGACCTCCGCCAGTTCGCCGCCAGAATGTCTAAATCATTACCACCACGCCTCACCGAAGAGGAAATGCAGGAGCTGGCTCACGGCACCATTGAGAGCTTCGTTAACGCCTGCCACTGCAAAAACAAAGACGATATTTTGCTGGCTCTCTCATTTTTGCTGAGTGGAGGCTTAAGCGCTGGTGAAACTGTTAAACATGGCGAAATGGCGGTGCTGCAATGAATAACCTCGAAGAAAAAACTCAAAAACTCAAAGCCAATGTCGAATTATCCAAAATGGCTACTCTTGATGAATTGACGGTCTCAGTTTCTGATTTAGACGCACTGATAGCCCAACTGGAAGCGGCACAGAAGCGCGGCGATGATATTGATGAGAACCGCAAGGTTGCCTTTGAGTTGTATCAAAACACAGTCAATAAGTTAGAAGCAGCAAACGAAAAGTTGAGTAAGCCTATAGTGCTGCCAGCCGGGTACTCAGTTCGGGCCGGACATCCAATTAACGAAGGTGAGCGAAATGTCATGATACCTAAAGAGGGCGGTAACTGGCTGTCCCGTTTCGATGTTGAACATGCAATTCGCGTAGCCGGTTTTACGGTTGAGGGGGAGTGATGATCCACTACCATGGAGGCCCCATCACGCCAGATACCTGCGCGATTAAAGCTTGGCGTGGTAGACATGCATTTATCTCTTTTGCCCATAGTTCTCAAATCGGATTAGCTTCTGAAATCTGTCAAACATTTGCGCTAGATAATGGGGCATTTTCAACTTGGAAAAAGGCTGGGAAGAACAAAATAGATTGGTCAGATTACTACAACTTTGTTGACCGGTGGAAAAATCACCCCGGTCTGGACTTCGCAATTATCCCTGACGTTATCGACGGCGGCGCGGAAGAAAATGACGCCCTGCTTGCTGAATGGCCCCATGGGAAATTTGCAGGAGTGCCGGTTTGGCACATGAATGAATCCAATGATCGCTTTATTCGTCTCTGTAATGAGTATCCTCGCGTAGCGATCGGCAGTTGCGGTGAATATGACGTGAAATCACCGCTGAAAGCAGTGGCAAGACTGAAAGATATTATCAGACATGTTGTTGATGTTAACGGCCAACCGATTGCCAAGTTGCATGGGTTACGGATGCTTAATCCAACTATTTTTACTCGCCTGCCGCTAGCGTCTGCTGACAGCACAAACGTCGCGCAGAACATCGGGAAAGATGTTAATTGGAAGGGGACTTACCAGCCATTTAGTAAAGAAACCCGGACAACAGTCATGGTTGAAAGAATTGAATCACATAACAGCTCTGGCACTCTCGACTATTGCGAAAAGCGTGATCACTTTGCTGTGCAATTGGGGCTTGAGGTGTAAATGAACAAACTAACTGAATTGGTAGAGGGGAATGCAGATGCTGAGTGAAGAATTGGAATTTACCCGCCAGCCTGACGGTGGTCTTGCAGACCAGATTGAGGTACTCGAAGCATTCGCAGATGGTGACGCCTACAACACCGAGTTACTTATGCTTCTCATTGAACTGCGTTCACTGCGTGAGCAACTTGATGAACAAAATGCCATAACCAGACGAGTTTCAGCGGAAAGTAATAAATTGTTTGATCAGCGCAATTCGCTATATGAGCAACTGGAGGCGCTTAAATCGTTGCCGCCGTTTGCATATGCTTTTCATCGCGATACTGGCGTGATGTGGTTTGCGAAAGATAAACCGATGTGTAGCGAGTTCGATATTATCCCGCTATTCACAGCAGCCAAGCCAGCGGAGGACTAATGCTAATCGGCTTTGTTCTTCTCATTACTTCCTGCTTTAACGATAGTTGCAACGCCCTGCCAGTTACAGAAGATATCTACCCTACTCAATCTGAATGCCAGCAAATATCAACGCTGATTAAAGAGCGCAAGCCCAACGTTGTGCTCATGTGCAGTGAAGTGTATCGGTAACTCGATTTAACCCCACCACGGACTCTCAGTAAACGGATTTCACTATCTGGAGTATCCCCATGGCTATTTCAATGCTCCCCGTTGAGCGTAAATTCCCGCTGCCCGCTGAATTGACGGGCCGAATCAATGACCTTATTCGCGAGTATGACGGCGAGATAGGCGTCAGCGAGGTACTTGGCGTGCTGGAAATCGTCAAGTTTGGATTGCTGAATCAAAAAACAAATGAGGTGGCGTAATGTGCGACGAAATCGACCAAGCCCAAAAGCTTGAATTGCTTAACATCGAAATCGGAATAGCTAATCGCAAGCCAACAATGACATTTACCGGCCGGTGCCACTTCTCAGAGTGTCGCCGGCCGATAGAGCGCGGCTTGTTCTGTGATGCTGGGTGCAGGGATGGCTATGAGATTGATGAGCGGCGCAAGGGGATGGCGGTATGACAGCTTATTACAACGAGATTGATCCCTATGCAGCTCAATGGCTGAGAAACCTTATCAAAGCCGGTCATATTGCCCCCGGTTATGTTGACGAACGGAGTATTGAGGATGTCAAACCCGATGATTTACGAGAATTCACACAGTGCCACTTCTTCGCTGGCGTTGGAGTTTGGTCATACGCATTGCGACAAGCGGGATGGCCCGATGATAAGCCAGTCTGGACAGGAAGTTGCCCATGCCAACCTTTCAGCGCGGCAGGCAAAGGAGATGGGTTTAATGACGAGCGGCACCTCGCTCCAGTCTGGCTCAATCTCATCAGAGAGCGAAAACCTTCAATCATTTTTGGAGAGCAGGTTGCGGCAGCAATTGGAAAACACTGGCTCGACGATTTATTCAATGAACTGGAAAACCAAAGTTACGCCTGCGGGGCGGCAGTATTGCCAGCTTGTAGCGTCGGTGCGCCGCATCTCAGACAGCGACTCTGGTTTGTCGCAAGTAAGTTGGCCGACGCCGAACGCCAGCAACGTGAAGAATGCCTATCAGGATTGGGAAAAGGTGATAGCAAGGAAAGCAGCAGGCCGTCAATCGAATCTTCAGGACTTCGCTTGCTTGGCGGGGTGGCCAACGTCGAGGGCATCAGACGGCGACAAGGGATCCCGAACCTTGGAGGGGTGCAAGAAGGAGCTAGCGCGGAAAGGGAAATTGGACGACTTACCCAGCCAGGCCATTTACGCCCTCTCAGGGTGGTCAACACCAACAACCAGCGATTACAAAGGTTCGGGGCCAACGACAATCAGGTCGGATGGCAAGAGCCGGATGTTCGACCGGCTGGATTATGCGACAGAACAGGGGCTGCCTCGATCGCCACACCGACTAACGGCTTCTGGCGAAATACTGACTGGCTCCTATGCAGGGATGGAAAGTGGCGGCCAGTTGAACCCGGCACATTCCCGCTGGCTGATGGGATTGCCAACCGCGTGGGACGATTGTGCGCCTACGGAAACGCTATCAATGCTGAAGCGGCAAAAGCGTTCATAGAGTCATATATGGAGGCTGTCTATGCATGACTACCAGCTCATATATTGTGACCCACCATGGCAATACGGAAACAAGGCCAGCAACGGCGCAGCAGTTAATCACTACAGCACCATGTCACTCACCGATTTAAAACGCCTCCCTATTTGGTCCCTCGCGGCACCCGATGCAGTTCTCGCCATGTGGTACACAGGCAATTTTAACGACGAAGCCAAGCAACTCGCTGAAGCATGGGGTTTTCAGGTCCGCACAATGAAGGGTTTCACGTGGGTGAAGCTGAACCAACTGGCAGAGGATCACATAAACAAGGCGTTGGCGGCCGGTGAGGTTAACGACTTCTATGACTTCCTCGCCCTGCTCAATACCCAATCACGGATGAATGGTGGCAACTATACGCGCGCCAACACGGAAGATGTGTTGATCGCAGTGCGCGGCAATGGCCTTGAGCGGCTCAACGCCAGCATCAAGCAAGTTGTGTACTCGCCACTCGGTGAGCACAGCGCGAAGCCGTGGGAAGTCCGGCACCGGCTGGAATTACTGTATGGCGATGTGAAGCGCATTGAGCTGTTCTCAAGGAAGGATTTAGAGGGGTGGGATACGTGGGGCAACGAGTGCGGTCAATCAATCAAATTAATCCCCGGCAGTTCGGAGGCAGCATGAACCAACCAAAAGTAACGGAAATATTGATAGGCATATGCTTTGCACTATTCATTATCTGCCTTGTTGTCTATGTGGTGGGTGATGCTATGAAGGGAGTTCACTGATGATGCAATGGAAGCAGTTATCAGGTGCGCCAAGTGATTTCTATGGTGCTCCACATTGGGCTAAGCGACTGGCAGTGGTTCGCGGTTCCGGTCAGAAATTATGGTGGGATGGCATGCAGAAATATCAGGACCGCGAGCAACTACTCGATGCGTACACCTCTGACTTTGATGAGTGTGTCGATACGGTTGCGGAGCGAAGACTGGTTCCCGTTGATGAGGTGGTGCCAAAATGGAAGCCACAATAGAGAATGCTATCAGGTCAGTAGCGCGATGTTGTAGAGCAGAAATAATTGAAGCCACGGACGGCAAACCAATCCAAGAACACGACAAGCTCATCACCGAAATCCTCGACCGCCACGCAAAAAAAATCACCGATCTACCCCCTAACACTTTCCCGGCTAAACGCTGGTTGAGTTATTACGTTCGTCAGATTGATAAAGAGATAAGAGGCCAAAATGGATAATGTTATTCAATTAGTACCAGCAGAATGGGTTTCTGAGTCGGTACTTATGGCCGTCACCGGCCTAAAAAAGAACACAATTAAACACGCAAGAGACACTTCATGGATGGAGGGCCGAGAGTACCGGCATGTTTCTGGCAATGGGGAGCCACATGAAACTGCCCCATGCTTCTATAAGCTAAAGCTAATTGAAGAGTGGATAGGGAAAATGCCGAAAGCGATACGCCGAGAAAGAAAGTCTGCTTAAATAGCGATCCCTTTTCATTCAGGAAGGAGTTGGTGATGAAGAAGCAATACCCAACCGGAACGGAGTCCCATGGAGGGATGCTCCGTATCTGGTTTATGTACAACGGGGAAAGGTGCAGGGAGTCACTTGGAGTTCCAGACACACCGAAAAACAGGAAGATTGCCGGGGAACTTCGCCAGTCAGTGATGTATGCGATCAGAACTGGAAACTTTGATTACGCTGATAGCTTCCCTAAATCGTCGAGGGTGGTTAAGCCTGAGTCAGAGATGACGGTAGCCAGGTTGTTCAATGTCTGGCTGGAAATCAAGCGTTATGAAATATCTGATAACTCCTTGATTCGCTATAAAAGCTGTGTGGCTTCAATTGTTAGAGCAATTGGACCAGACAGAAAAATAGCAGATATTAAAGCTCGAGATTTATCAGTAATGAGAAATGATCTTATTGACGGCGATCACTTCTCAAAGCTCGATAAAAAAGGCAGAAGCGTTGTTACAGTAAATGGATATGTCTCAAGAGCAATGACTGTCTTTAGGTTTGCTAAAGAGAATGGTTATATGGATACGGATATAACGGCCTCGGTAAAGCTACTCAAGACATCCAGGCAGCGGCCTGACCCGCTATCTATTGATGAGTTCGATAGGTTGATATCTGCCTGCCATTGCCGACAGACTACGAATCTATGGACGCTGGCAGTATATACGGGGCTGAGACATGGGGAAATATGCTCTCTTGCATGGGAGGATATTGATTTAGTTGCTGGGACTTTATGTGTAAGACGCAACGTCACTACGGCAAAGCAATTTACTCTGCCGAAAACTGAGTCTGGCACTAACCGGTTAGTTCAGCTAAACGTAAATGCCATTCACGCACTGAAAGACCAGCTTGAGTTAACCAGGATGGGAAAGAAGCATCAGATCACCGTGCTAACCAGGCAGCGCGGAAAAACAAAAGAGGAGGAATGTACGTTTGTATTCAATCCGGCACTGACGACAATATCCGGCAGGACCGGAATTTGCTATTCGGCGGCCTCGCTCGGCGGAACGTGGAATACAGCACTAAGGAAATCAGGTATTAGGCACAGGAACCCATACCAATCACGACACACGTTTGCATGCTGGATGTTATCTGCCGGAGCAAACCCTTATTTCATTGCAGCACAAATGGGACACAGTAGTCCGCAGATGTTATATCAGGTTTACGGCGACTGGATGCCAAGCAATAACGTTGAACAGGTGGAGCTGATCAACGCTAAAATTAAGCAAAATGTCCCACCCATGCCCCATAAAGCAGCATCCTTTCGGTAA